TTCCTTTAGGTAATATCTCAGTTGCTTTTCTTAAGTGTTTAGATTCCTCTCTTTGGTGAGGCTCATAGTTTCTAAAATCAAATTCTAATTCTCCACCAGAATATTCTGAACCGTCGGTTAATTGACAGGTCATAGATAGCTTTCTAATTTTACCATTATCAGGAGCATTTTTATCTTTTCTTTGATAAGCTTTATCCCAGCTGTCACAATGCCAATCATAATATTGACCTTGTTTATATTTTGTAAATTGACAGGATTCAGAACGATCCCATTCAAAATTCCAACCGGCCATTTTATTTGCTTTATGTACGTAGGGATGGAGTTCTTTATAAATCCAAGTATCATTCATCCACACTAAATCTGACCTTCTTTTTCTTTGAATATTTTTAACATCCTCTTTGGATAATTTTGGTTTGTCAAATCCTCCAGTTCGAGCCATACCATCTTTCTGTTGTAGTCCATATTTAATAACTTCATCACAAAATCGTGGTGTTAACACTCCACTAAAGAACCAAAAATAATTAGATAAATTCATTGGTAATAGTTAAGATAAAGTTAAGGGAATCTTTTTGATTGTTTGTTATGTAATACATATTAGTTGACGGGAACATAATAAATTGATTGTTTTTTAAAGGCATATCCCAAGATCTTCCTGCTCTTCGATTGTCATCATAGTGAATTCTGACACTACAGTCTTTAACATTGACTCCATACAACAAAGTATAATCAGGAGAATTTCTAAGGTCAACTGGATCTATATTTAATAAAGGAATGGAAATTTCTTTAGGCTTATAAACATTTCCCCACGTTTCTTTATTCACTAATTGAAAACCATATTCCACATTAATGTGTTCTCTTAAATAGGTATTAAGTTTATCCCATTCTCTTGAATAGGGAAATTCTTTATTATGGATTTGTGATTTTAAAATGTCGGATTGAAGTTTGTCTCGGTCTATTTCAAAACCTTTCGGCATCGCTACATCGCCGTAATATAAAGCCTGTTCTGTTAATACTTTCTTTTGCATACCAAGTCCTTTTATAAAGGAGGATATACTAATGTCAATATGATTAAAAAGATTTGATCTAGATCAATTATGCTACTACTACCGGAGTAGTTACTAAATCCCAAGATTGGCCGACTTCATTCCAGTCATAATGATATCTATTCTCAGTATCTGCTTCTTGTTCAGCAGTTAATGCTGGAGCATCACCAATTGGTGAATGCCAACTAGCTGTTGTAGTATTTAATACCCACGATGCATAAGGTTTTTTAGGGTAGAATATATTATTATCTTCATCCCAAATATGTCCTATACCTGCGTAATTTCCTCTTAAAGGAGTTCCATCTAATCTATGTGTACCAGCAGATGTATTGTAAGATGTTTGAATCCACATTTGAGCAGGCCAGTTATTGTGTCGTTCTAAATATTGTTGACCTACTGTTTCATCTTCAACGCCATCCGCGTTCAGCATATCTCCATTATTCAAAGTCAATACTTGAATAACTTTTGAGTTTGATCCTAATTTTGCAAAGTGTGCCATAATGTTTCTCCTTATATATTATTTATTGTTTGTTGTAAATCCATATTAATTATTGATATTTGTACCTTATTATTACTACACCTGAACCACCTCCACCTGTTGCGCACTGGCCGGAACCACCACCACCGCCGCCTTTATTTGTACTTCCATCTGTACCAGCAAGTATAGGAGAATACGAACCACCTGTTCCTCCACCATAACCTGCTGCTGCACAAGCAGCGACTCCTGGAGTAGCAGCCCTTCCGTTAGGCCAACTATGATCATTACCTTTAGAACCACAGTAAGCACCACCACCTCCACCTCCAGAAAAACCTGTTGCTGTGAAATTTATTGAAGTTGTTACGCCTGCTCCGCCTGGACCTCCACTTACGGATGGAGGTGAAGGGACGTTGCCACCCACTGCACCTGCTCCACCACCACCTGGAGAAGACAAATCTGGAGCGTGTGGAGAAGTAATCCCTCCTCCTGCAAAACCTTGATTCGGACTCGTAGGAGGTGTATTACCTGCTCCACCAGTACTAGTGGCGTTTCCTCCTCCTGAACCCCCACCAGAACCACCAGCGAGACCGTCGGCCACTGTAGGAGGAGTATTACCTGCTCTTCCTCCACCGCCTCCGCCAGCTGATGTTATTGTTGAAAAAATTGAATTTGATCCAGGATTACCTTGAGCGCAAGGCATCCACGAAGGTGATACAAGCGCTGCACCGCCTGCCCCTATTGTAATTGGATAAGGTGAAGCTGTTACTGCTATTGCTGCTGCAGGAGCAGCACCTAAAGGAGAAACTGTATAACAACCTGAAGCTGTTCCTGGAGATTCTCTAAAACCTCCTGCTCCACCAGCACCACCTTGATTACCACTTCCTGAACCCCCACCAGCACCACCTGCTACCACCATATAATCTACTGTAGTTGAACCTGATGGATGACCTGCACAGGTAACACACAAAGCACCTGGTCCTGTAAAAGTATGAACTTTAAAATTTCCACAAGTAGTAATACATCCACCAGTAGCTGCTACAAATGACGTATTACCTGCCTCTGTTTGATTTCCTGAATCTGTTACAATCCAACCTTTAGTTCCATCCACATAAACCAATGTTACTGCTGCTCCTGCTATAACTAAAGTTGAATCTATAGCTGCTCCACCAATGTTAGAACTGTTTCTACCTAGGGTTAAATTATTATCTGCAAATTGTTTTGCATAATCTGAAACTCCAACTACATCACCTGCGCTTGGTGATAGAGGTAATGTAACAGTAAATGCTCCACCTGTTGTATTACAAAAATATCCTGTGCCAGTAACGGCTGTAAATCCTGTTGTTTTAATTGATGCTGTATCCCAAGATACAACTCCTGTGCCACCAAAACCTGTGGCTGTTCCTAAATTTGAAATCGTTGCACCAGAAGGAATTGTGAATGTATCTCCACTATCTCCTAATGTAACAGTTCCACACGCTGTTCTTGGACTAATTTTATTTACTTTGACTTCACTCATAATTAATTTTGAAATTTGTACCTTATTATTACTATTCCTGATCCACCTATACCTGCTGTTCCTGAAGCTGGGGGACTTGAAGAACCTCCGCCACCTCCGCCACCAGTATTATCTGTTCCATTTACTGCATTAGTTGGATTAGATCCACCAGTTCCTCCACCACCGCTGGCAGTTCCTGCTGTGCCTTGTGATCCTGCTCCTCCACCTCCTGCTCTTTGAGTTGGAGTGCCATTTATACTACTTGTAGCACCTGTTCCTCCGTTACCACCATTTGAATCAGATGGGGGATTATTTGAACCTGCACAAATTGCTCCACCTCCTCCTGCGGCACCATTATCACCTGATGGACTTGGATGTGCACCTGTTCCACCATTTGTTCCTTGAACTGGTGTAACTGGTGGTGTATTTCCTGTTCCTCCTGCTGATCTAGCTGGAGTACCACTTCCACCTCCACCTCCACCACCGCCTGAACCTCCAGGTCCACCACTCTGTAATGTTGAACCATCTGCTCCATAACCTCCTCCTGCTGAAGAGATTGTTGAAAAAGTTGAAGTTGCTCCTTGTACTCCAGGAGTACCTGTTGGAGTAACTGGAGTTCCTCCTGCTCCTCCACTGCCGACTGTAATTGAATAAGGGGCTACGAGAACTGATAAAGCTACTGCTGGGGATACTCCTAAAGGAGAAACTGCATAACATCCTGAAGCTGTTCCTGGAGATTCTCTATAACCACCTGCTCCACCGCCAGCATTGTTATTTCCTGGATTTCTAGAACCACCGCCTCCTCCTCCAGCAATAACCATATAATCTACTAAATTTGATCCTGTACCACTTCCAGGTGCCGCATTACCTGCTGATGTTACACAAAAAGTTCCTGGTCCTGTAAAAGTGTGGGTTTTATAATTCGTACAAACAGTTGCAATAGTTCCACCTGTTGCTATCACATAAGGGGGTAGTGCTCTTACATTAGAAGTTGAGTCCATTGTATTAACCCAACCTTGTGTTCCATCAACATAAACTAAAGTAACTGACTGTCCTTCTGTATTTAAAGTTACATCTTCTGCAACTCCACCTATTTTTTCTGAACCATTTGCTGCGACCGTTACATTATATGTTTGCCAAGTTGCCGCATAATCTGCCATTGAAACTATTGAACCTGCTACACCAGCTGGAAGATTTATTGTTATAGTTCCTGCTGTTGTGTTTAAAAAATATCCTTTGCCAGTTACTGCTGTTACTGGAGAATCTCCTGTAACTTTAGGAGTTGTTACCCAATCTACTGTTCCTGTTCTTCCGAATCCTGTTTGAGTTGCACCTGATGCTAAAGCTACTGTGTCTGAACTTGCACCAATTGTAATTGTTGTTGAACACTTATTAATTATATTAGTGCCTGGTTGATTTTGTACGTTGTCTACTTTAATTGTTGAAGCCATAATTTTATTTTACCATATCCTATTGAAATTTGTACCTTATTATTACTATACCTGAACCATCAAGATTTTCACCATTATCATCTCCTGTTCCTGATCTTGGACTAATTTTATTTACTTTTACTTCACTCACTTGCTATTTCCTCCTTTGTTCTTGTTTCTGTTTCGTCCCAGCTAGTTGTTTCTTCATTCCAAATATATCCCCCATCTGGTTTTTCTATTGGTGCTTCCCAAAGACAAGTTGTTTCATTTACTATCCAAGACGCATAAGGTTTTGGTGCTATAAAAGCATCTCTATCTTCATCATATGTATATCCTATTCCTGCGTGATTTTTTCTTAAAGGTGTATCACCTAATTTATGAACTCCACCAGAAGTATTATAAGAAGTTTGTTTCCAAACAGCCCAACCAGTAAGTGTAGTTAAAAAATCAATTCCATTAACTTCTTGTTCAACTCCATTACTATCTAGTAGTTCATTATTATGAACCGAAAGAACTTCTATTATTTTATTGTTTAATCCTATTTTTGCAAAAGTAGCCATTATGTTGTGTAACTCCCCGTTCCTGTAAATGTTAAAACTGTATATGCCCCGTTTGTACCAACTGTTGGAGAACCACTTGTTGTGCTTGAATAAAGAGAAGTTGGAAAACTTAAAATTACAACACCTTTACCACCAGCTCCAGAAGATGTAGCATAACCTGTACCACCTCCTCCACTACCAGTATTTGCAGTTCCAGCACCTCCTGCACCTGAAGTATGACCACCTCCTGCTCCGCCACCTCCAGCACCACCAGCGGCAAGATCAGGGCCACCACCGCCACCAGCTCTTGTAACAGCCGCACCAGTTATTGAAGAAGATTGACCATCTCCACCAATATTTGAGGTTCCACCAGCTGGAGTTTCGGAAGCTCCTCCGCCACCGCCACCAGCCGCACCAGCTATACCAGTTCTTGAACCACCAGCATATCCTTGAACTGGGTCTGTACTTGGAGTATTTCCAGCACCCCCAGCACCTCCTGTATTTCCGCCGCCGCCTCCTCCACCAGAGCCACCTGCTCCACCAGAATAAGCAGAAGTATCTCTACCACCATAGCCACCTCCAGCAGATGAAAATGTTGTAAAACCTGTTCCTGATATTGAAGAAGCTGAACCAACATTACCATTTGTACCAGCTGAAGCTTGAGCCGCACCTCCATCTCCAACTGTTACTGTAATTACTACTCCAGTAGAACCATAGCTTTGCGTACTGGTTCTATATCCACCAGCACCTCCAGCACCACCACCTTCTCTATAAGAAGCATTAGTACCTGTTCCACCACTTCCACCACCACCTATAATTAAAAAATCTATATTTTGTGGTGTTTCTAAAGCAACGGCTCCATCATAAAGTGGAATCCAGCCTTGTGTGGCATCCATATAAACAATATGAATAGATTCGCCAGCTGTATCATAAACCGGTTGAGGAGTTGTAGCTCCTTGAAAATTTAAAGAATTAGGATCAATTGTTAAAGCATAAGTAGCCCAGTTTCTAGCATAATCTGTAAATATAATTTGGTCTCCAACAGAAGCTGAAGCTGGAAGTGTAACTGTACAGGCTTGTGCAGTTGTGTTTACAGGATAACCATTTC